TGCAATATCGATAATGGTTATGCATATGTACACATGCAGAAGCCGTATTAGTGTGTAACTATTCAATACCGATAACGATATTGCATATGCATTATGGGAGCATTGCAAGAATTGCACACGTACACATGCAAAACTGTTGCAGGAATTGCACATGTACACACGCACAACATTTATTGGAATTGCATATTGAAAATAATTGCTTTACAGGAATTGCATATTTACACACCCACCGTCGCTTGGATTTGTAATATTTGCACATGCAAAATCGCGAAGCGAGGTGTAAAAAATTATATTCAATTCTGCGACTTTAACCCCTAATACTATTTGTTGTATTAAGATTTGCCTCACAAAAAAATATGATAAACTATTGCAGAGGTTTACATGACATCGTTGTATAAGGTTAAGGAAGTCAAGTCGCTCGATTGTTGTGGCGATTGGTTGGTCATCGTTGACAATGCCGAGATCACCTCACGTATTGAGCAAACGCAAGAAGAGATGTTGTCAAAGAACATTTACATACAAGGATTGACAGACACCAAAGCACAAGCGATTGTCATTGATCATGAAGCAAGTCAAGACCAACAGAGGCATACACTCTTCCACGAATTGTTTCACGTGATCTACGCATCGATTGGTGGACTGAGGTTACCGGTCGTTACAAAGAAAGGCAATGACGTAGAAGAAGACGATGTCATTTGCCAGATCGCTCCATTGTTTCTTGACACATTAAGAAAGAATGGACCACTCACTGCTGCACTTCTTGCTGGATCAGAAGCAGAGTACTTCATGAAGGAACTTTACAATGGGAATGAATATGCCACCGGCAAAGAGGGGCCAGCCAACGGGAATGGCCCGGGATTTGTCAATGATGAAAGACGATCTGGCAAAGACCGTTCTTGGCCTCCGACAATCCCTCTCAGCCGCTACTGGTCACCCCCCGACAACAAGCAAACTCAACCCAAGGCAGACACTCGACCGGATCAACACATACGACGATCCAAGCAAAGCCGAGGAACTGAAGGGACTGAGTGATGGCGATTTGGTCAAGTTGACCACAGAGGCAATCATGGTGAGGCAGAAGGCAATGGCGAAGGGCGAATGGCAACCGAAGAGTGCGCCTGTTGGTCCCCCTCCTCTGCCCATGCCTACTCAGTCAGCAGGCCCATCTCCTTCCACCTTGCCGCCTCCGCCTCCTCCCGCGCTTCCCTCTCCGACTTCTTTCGCTCCTCCGCCTTCCCCGGTCGGCCCAGTTTCCTCCTGATCCCACGGATGTCCTTGTCAATGAAGTTACCTGCTGGGACCACATCAGGCACACGATGACCAAGGAAGTAGTCCAGTGCCATGACGGTCGTGTCCACTTGATCATCATTTCGGCCAGTGGGTGCAGCGCGGTGTTCCTCAAGCCAGTCCTCTCGCCACGAAGCAAAAGATGGTATGTGCGCTCTTCCTTCCATGACCCACGGAGTAATGGCTTCCATGCGTGCGACTTTGGATGCAGTCCCGCGCAATCCTTCAAGGTGATGTTTCCAAGGGACTGCGTGCAATGCAGGTAATACCTTCCCAGTATCTGGCCTTGTGTATGGCCTTCTTAGCATTGGTACTAGTGCTTGACCACTTGCCTTGTCTTCTATTACTACCGTTGGGCGTGGTAATCCTCTGGGGTCTTGCAGTGCTTTCTCGACCGCGCCGTGGACCATGACGCACAACTCTGGGAACTCAGCGCGTCTCTTGATGATGTCGATCAAATAGACATGACCATCTGATCCCTTGCCCCACGTTGCACAGACCGAGAAGTCTGAAGAGACGCCAGCCTTGTACGCTGAGTCAACGATCACAGCACAACGCAGAATGTCCGGGAGTTCTTGTGGTTCATAGATTTGCCACCAGACATCCTTGAATAGATTGCCATCCTGACTGACTGGGTCTTGTTGGTACAGGCTTCTCCACACACGCGGTATGGATGATGCCCTCCTGCGTTCCATTGTCTCGGCAGGCCAACGCTCTGGGTCGAGTGCTGGTCCTTCTCTATGGAGCAGGACTTTCATCTTGACTGGTTGCATTGGTCTCTCCACGAACGCATGCCCATAATTTCCCGACCAGTGCCTCGCTGTCAAGCAAGTCTGATGAGGTTAGCCCTGCGTGGTTGGCGATCTTACCCGGCACAGTGATCTCTGCAAAGACTTCCTCAGTGGATGAGAGTGCAGGCAACTTGATCTCGAACCACTGATCTGCGTCTGCCACCATCTCTGCCATCTTGAGTGCGCGTCCCAGCATGTCATCCTCGTGCCAACGTGTGAGTGTCATGACGACAGCAGCACCGGGCATCAATCGTGTGCTAGCCACACTCTGATACCAGAACCAATGATTCTCCCTGATCAAGTCCGAGTCTGCTTGCACCCAATCCTTTACAGGGTCATCGATGCTAAGTATGTCAGCACCCCGACCAGTAAGGCCAGCACCAACACCAACAGGGGTGTACACTCCTCCCCGGTTCGACCAAACATTCGCACTCACCCTTTCCTCCACAGTCCATCTACGCACGGCAAATGAATTACCCGATAACCTTACGTTAGGGAAGGGCCATGTTGCCGCCTTCAGGATGTCCCGTGTCTTGCTGCTGAATTCATCTGCCAAATCTTGTGTATGACTGGCAGCCACGAACTGCCTCTCTGGATGTTTCCCTAAATACCATGCAGGGAATCTGACCGATGCCAGTTCGCTCTTTCCATGTCTTGGGGGCATCTCAAGTGCCACCCTGTCAAGGAGACCAGCGTCAACCAATTCCAGCACATTGGCGATAAGCCAGTGGAGTTTCCCCACAGAGTACCCCTGCTTGGTCCTCGTAGTGAATGCCAGAAGTCTTTTGCGTGCCAATGCTTTGGATGCTTCATCCCTGATCCTATCTGCGGACATGGTCATCATTCGATTTGTTTCACCACACCGATTTGTGACAATGCCTCCAATTGCGTCTCACTCAGATTATCGAAACTCACATGCAGCGCGTTGATACTTCCCGGTGCAGTGCTGTGTCCCGATCCATCTTCAGGCCAAACGCCCGGAGCATCGAGGGCCAACAACTTGGATGTCCGTGCCTCGATCTTGAGCATGATGTCGATGGCCTCTAGTTCACCTTCCTCTACACGAGGCATGATGGCTTCGAGTGCAATCCTCATGCGTTCCAACTGGACACCTGCATACTCAGTGACCAGTTCCTCACGTGTGGACTTCAGGTCTTCCAGAGCGCGATACAATGCCTTCCTCACGCCTGAAGCAGAGGACACACCGAGGTCTGCTGCAATCCGGGCATAGGACTTCCCCTTCGCTCGTTCTTGCAGGATTGCCAATTCATTCAACCTAGCCCGAACCATCTTGGGTGCGGACGGATCATTGTTGCTGATTATTGTTGATCCCGCCATGTTCATCCTTTCTGGAGCGTCGATCATGTTCCCAATTTGGAACGATCTCTCCATAACTTTGGGAAAGAAGTTCGTAAACATTTTCATCAATCTCTATCATCATGATTCCATTCTTGTCACCATAATCCTCGATTAACCTCTTCATCTTTTCCAACTTCTTGCGGTCTTTGAATCCAGTTATTTCGATATGTGCTTTAGTATACGACCTATCCCCGACATGAACAGGGATAGCGAGATACAAAACAAAATCGGGATGGTACCCAAGAGGACCACCCCGACGTGGATTGAACTGGACGTATACAGTCTCATAGGAGATGTGTCTCCCAGTCAAGGGAATCTTTTGTGCTTGCATCCAGAGAAGGAGCCGGTGGATGTTGGCCTCCCAAGAAGAACGGTACTCCCTCTTCAGGTCATCCCGATACCCACTCTTGCTCTTCTTCCACCACCCGAACTTCCCTCCATGCTCTACCGGATGGATACCGGGTCTGCGTCGCTGAACTCCCACGGGGTACATGTCTTGCGATACGGACAGTACTTGTGGTATTCCCACGCTGTCTTTTTTTCGGACGGGCTTTCTGGATCGTGGCTTTGGATCAACTTCACTGCCCAT